GCAATGCGTTTATCGGTGGTAAACATGCTATGTTGTGCTACACACCAAACAATGCTGGTCTTATGTCACCAGCCGCTGGTTTGACCTTTGCTTGGAATAACCTTGAAGGTGTAAACAACTTAGGTATTACTGTTGAGTCATTCTCAGACGATGCTCTTAAGCGTCAACAGATTGCTGAGATGATCCAAGTTAAAATGTCATACGACATGAAGATCGTAGGCGCTGACTTGGGTGCGTTTGTTAATAACATCGTACAGTAAGTATTTACTCTGGTGGGGGCTGTAGTGGCCCTCACTTCCCCTTAATCAAAGGATTACCCGATGTTCCTTAATGAGCCGATGCAATACGACAGACCCCTCTTTGTTACCCTGACTATGAAAGCACAAGGCCGCACATTTAATGCTGGTGATGAGCTTAAGTGGAAAGAGATAGGTCTAGATAAAGAATTAGTAAAGATACTCTACAGAGAAGGTAGACTAAGACACAGTGCCACTCTTGAGGCTGAAACCAAAGTAGGTGACGGACTAGAGGTACTTGATGTCAGTGGACTACACAACCTAGTAAACGGTATCAACGAAAAAGTAAAGTCTAAGACAAATTCTGAAACTGAGTTCCAAAAGAAGAAGTGTAAGAAGTCTAAGATAGCTGATAAACAACGTGGGCTTATTCGTAGCTGGCGTAGAAACTATGGTCACATGGAGACTTAAATAATGGCTTGGTCGTATGATGCAACTGATTTAGGTATAGGGACAGTCTCTGGACGTTTAAACTCTGTACGTCTTCTTGTAGGGGACACCGACACTAACGACCAACAAGTGCAGAATGAAGAGATAATCTTTGCACTAGCTCAGACCAGTGACAACGTATATCAAGCGGGTGCTTGGACTGCTAGAACAATAGCTGCACAATACTCTCGTAGGGTCACACAGAACCTCTCAGGCGCTCTTAGTGCTAACTACAGTGACCTAGCTAACCAGTACTCTCAGCTTGCCTTAGACCTTGAGCTTAACGGTAAGAAGGCTGGAGCTAGTATTGGTGTAGTAGCTGGTGGCATCAGTATTTCCACGGTGGATAATGTAAGACAAAACACAGATCGTGTTCCACCATCCTTCCGTAGAGATAGGTTTAAGAACCCACCAAGTTACAGTGGTGATGACTACGATTATAGTTAAGGGGTAGGTGATGGCATTCTCAAGAGGTTATAACCTGCTTAAGATGGTTGATGAGTTTGGGGAATCCCTTACTTTAAAGAAGAAGACTACAGCAGGAACCTACAACCCTACTACAGGGACAGTGACAGGTTCCGCTACAACCGACTACAGTTTTACTGGTTACTTCTATAATTATGATCAAGGTATCATAGCAGACTTCGATCAGATCCGTAGAAGTAATCGTAAATGCGTAATACCAGCTTTAGGATTGGCAGTAGAACCCGATGACGAAGATCAGATTATTGGTAGCGGTGACACAGTTAACATTGTTTCTGTTGTTACTATATTTTCTAACGGGACTAAGGTCTGCTTCCTGTGTGATGTGAGGGAATAATGCAAGTTACTGTTAGCCCCAGACTTACCAAGAAGAAGAAAGAGGTTACGGAGTTCGCTCAGAAACTCTTAGCTAATAAGCTCATTCAAGCTATAGACTTCTTAGATGACCCTTACGTTACTCCTGTAGACACTGGTGCATACGCTAATTCTATGACCCTTAATCAAAGAGGAGATAGCTCTGGACCTGCCATAAGCTCTCGTAGAAAAGAAAGAGGAGTCGACAAGAACTCGGTTCTAAACGAAATGACAAGTAGGCTTTATTCCCAACTAGAAGGTATAGACACTTTAATGGGAGCTACATTTGTAAACAGATCTCCTCACGCTCAAAAAGTAGAAGAAAGATATGCAGTATTTGAGAAGCTTAGGAGTGTATTAAGGTAATGGCTAGTATTCACGACGACATAAGAGCTGCTCTTGAGGTTAAGTTAGCTGCTACCTCTAATATTCCTACACAGATAGCTTATGAAAATGTATCTTTTGAACCCACCACAGGTACAAGCTACCTAAAGGTTAGTTATTTACCGACATCCCGTAGACCCGCAGTCCGAGGGCTTAACCCTCAACAGAGATACGAAGGTGTCTTTAGACTCCAAGTATATTGCCCAGAGGGTGATGGCCCTGCTACCGCCGATGCCTTTGCCAACACTTTGATAGAAGCTTTTGAGGCTACTACTCATATAAACTACAACTCAATCACTGTATCTATTGACTACGCTGAAAGACAGCAAGGTTTCTTAGACGCACCTTGGTACTATGTTCCGGTGAGCATCGGATGGTACTGTTATAACAATTAGGAGAATACATTATGGCCTTCGCACAAGGTTCTCGTTCCAGCCTATCGTACATTGTGGAAAGCACATTTGGTACGACTCCCGCTGGTAACTTTACAAACTTACCCTTTAGCACACACTCTTTGAACTTAAGCAAAGATCGTGTAGCTGGTACTGACATTCAAGCTGACCGTATGCCTCGTGTTGACCGTCATGGTAATCGTCAAGCTGCTGGTGATATCGTAGCGGACTTACGTGATGCTGACTACGATGTATTCTTAGAGTCAGCTATGCTAAACACCTTTTCAGCTAACGTACTTAAGGTAGGTACAGCACCTAAGTTCTTCTCTCTTGAAGACTATGCTGCTGACATTGATCAAGCTCGTTTGTTCACAGGTATGACAGTTTCTACTATGGGTGTCTCTCTAGCACCTAACCAGATGGTAACAGCTACCTATGGTATGGTTGGTAAAGACATGAGTATTAGCGCCACTGAGAAAACACAAAATGCTTCTTCAGCTAATGCCCCCTACGATGCTTACTCAGGTACATTAGCAATTGGTGACGTCAATGGTACACCCTCTACATCAGCTATCGTAACTGGTATGGACTTTACTTTGACTAACTCATTCGCACCTACCTTTGTAATTGGTAGTGATAGTGCGCCACAATTAGAGGTTGGTCGTGCAGAAATCGAAGGTACTCTATCAGCTTACTTTGAGGATGCATCACTAATCAACCGCTTCTTAAATGAAACAGAAACTGAGCTTGAGGTAACTGTGGGCGATGGTAGTAATACCCTTAAGTTCGCATTCCCACGGGCTAAGATTAACAGTGCAGACGTAGGTGTAGATGGTCCAACTAGCCGTGTCATTTCTATGTCATTCGTAGCACTCTACAACACGACAGACGCAAGTAACTTAGTTATTACTCGCTCTTCATAAGTTCCCTAGCTAGGGTGGGGAGGCATTGGTGTCGGGTCTGATGCTTCCCCTTTAATTACTAACCCGACAACTTTTACCCGAAAGGAAACTCGACATGGACTTGATGGATTTAAAACCTAAGTCAGATACTATTGAAGTAATCTTGAAACACCCTAACACTCTTGAGCCACTGACTAATGATGATGGTAGCGAGATGACTGTTACGGTACACGCTCAACACTCTAAGGAATACCGCGGAGCTATGCATGAGCAACAAGATCGTAGGATTGATAAGCTGCAGAAGAAAGGTAACAACAAGTACTCCGCAGCAGATCTGGAGACAGATACCATCAACCTATTAGTCAAGGTTACTAAGGAATGGGATATCACCTATGGCGGTGAAAAACCTAAGCTAACCTCAGCTAAAGCTAAAGAAGTATACACTGAGGTGTTCTGGCTTCGTAACCAGATCGAGGAGGCACTCTCTGAAAGCTTGGATTTTACCAAGGCCTGATTGACGAACTGCTTGAGTACGCAGAACATGAGTTCTCTCTCAATAAGTCCGGCAAAGATGGCACATCCCAAAGAGAACATTTAGAGCAAGTACAAAGGCAGACTGGTCAGACACCAAAGGAATTAGAAGGAACACCTTTTCCCACGTTGGTATCTCACATATGGTCTGCCTTTGCTGCATTAAGCTCTGCAAGAACTAACGGGTTTAGTGGACCTAATCCACTTAGTTACACTGAGATAAAGTCTTGGGTAGAGCTTACTAACGCCTCTGTATCTGCTAGAGATGTAGAAGCAATCAAGAGCCTAGACATAGTTTTCATAAGGACACATAATGGGTAGTGATATAAAGTTTGACATTGAGGTTACTGGTATAAAGGAGCTGAAAGATGCTGCTGCCAGTTTCGACCGCCTTGGTAAGATCTCTGCCAAACTATCAGCTCAGTATAAACCTTTAGGTGCTCAGACTACAAGACTTGTCCAAGAAACAAAACGACTTGCAGCTTCTAAAAAGCAATTAGAGAAAGCTGTTGAAGACGGTCTTATAACTGACGCTCAGTCTAAGAAAGCTATGGCCGAGCAAGAGAGGTTATCTAAAGAGAGAATACTTACAGATAAAACTCTCATAGCTCAGGCTAGAAAGAGAGCCAAAGCTGAAAAAGAGCTAAAGAGAGAAACAGCTAGGCTTGTTAAGGAATATGCACCTGCCAGAACTGCCGCTGACTTATACCAAAAGAAGCTTAAGGAAATTGATCAAGCTTTACACCGTAATGTCATTAGCTCTGACGAAGCTGCAAAAGCGACTGCAACTCTTAAAAGAGAGTTCAATCAGTTTACTTCAGGTCTAGCTACTGGTGGCAACCAGTTTGCTAAGTTTAACGTAGAAGCTTATAAAGCTAACCAAAGAACCAAAAGATTTGCTTCTGTAGGTCTACAGCAAGCTGGTTATCAGGTAGGTGACTTTGCAGTACAGCTTCAAGGTGGCACTAACATAGCTGTTGCCTTTGGTCAGCAGATGTCTCAGTTGTTAGGTATCTTTGGAGCAGGAGGTGCTATAGCCGGTGCTGGTGTTGCTATTGCTACCGCTTTCATAGCACCTCTTATAGATGCAAAGAAAAACGCTAAAGGTTTTAATGACACCTTAGATACTATCGGTTCTACTATTAGCTCTATGGAATCCCTTGGTGATACCTTAAGAGATGTTTTAGTTGCTCCTTTCTTTGAAGGACAAGAGGCTGCTACTTCTTTCTTTACTAGAATAACTCAGGAACAAGAGAAAAGAGCAGGTCAAACAATAGCAAGTGCCTTGGGTCGTCGAAAAGTTTTAACAGGTAAAGGTACTGGTATACTAGGTACTTTAGAACGTGTAAAAGAGGGTCTTGAAAAAGGTACTAAACAAGGTCTCTTCCCTGCTTTAGAGGGAGAAGCAGCTGTAATAGACCAAGAGGCTATTGATGCTGTACAGGCAGCTATGTTTGACCTGGTATCTGCTGTAAGATCTAAAACAGGTGAACTTCTTCCTTTAGAAGAAATGGCAGAAAACTTAGTAAACCTTGCTGAAGCAGGTAGAACTTCTGCGCCTACTATACAAAAAGCAATAACAGATCTTATTCAATCAGATGACGTTCTGTTGGGTGTTTACAGAAGAGTTATCGAAAAGAGAGCTGAAGACGCCAAGGCTGCAGCTGAGGCTGTTAGCGATAGAGAAAACGCCCTAATGAAAGGTACGTTTGATCTTCAAGATGAGTTATACAAGCAGCATAAACAAGAACAAGAAGATGACTTTAATAACTTCATATCAGTACAAGCGGCAGCTGAGAAAAAACTAGCTGATGAAAACGCAGCCTACGTTAAGAAACAAGCTGAAGACAAACAAGCTCAAGAAGAAAGAGCTATGGCTCTGCAAGAAGAGATGATCAAAAGAGGTCAGGAAGCTCAAGCTAGGAGAGATGAAACTGCCCATAAAGCTCGTCTTAAGTACATGGACCTTGAAGCTGCTAAACAAGTTGAACTGGGTTTAGTTCCCTATGGCGTAAGCATGTCTATGATCAGCGGTGCTGTAGGTATTTATAAAGATGGACAAAAAGGTAAAGATAAAAAAGGCCCTAAAGCTCCTAAAGATGCTTTAGTATCTCTTATGCAAAACCTTACACTGCAAAAAGAGTTGTTAGGTGTAGAGGAAGACAGGGCCAGTGTCCTAAAAGCCCTAGGTGAGTCTCGTAACAAGTATACAGAAGAGCAGATACAAAGAGCTGTAGACCTGACTGAGAAAATAAGAATACAGACAGAGGCGCTAGAGCTTCAGAAACAAGTAGGAGACATGATTGGGCAAACCTTTGAGGATGCCTTCATGTCTATGATAGACGGAACTAAATCTGTACAAGATGCATTTAAACAGATGGCCTCTGAGATTATTAAAGAACTCTATAGAATATTCGTGGTCAAACAGATTACAGGTATGATAGCTACGGTAGCAGGAGATGCTACAAGTCTCATGTCTGGTAGTAACCCTTTCGCATTTGATGGTGGTGGATATACAGGATCAGGCCCAAGATCAGGTGGCTTAGACGGTAAGGGTGGCTTTATGGCTATGCTACACCCTAGAGAGACTGTCGTAGACCACACTAAAGGTCAGGGTGTAGGTGGTGAAGTTATTAACGTAACTCAAAATATTAATGTCTCCACAGGCGTACAACAGACTGTACGTGCTGAGATTAAACAGCTTATGCCACAGATAGCCAACAGTGCTAAGTCGGCTGTACTAGACGCTAAGAGGCGTGGTGGTGCGTATGGAAGAGGGTTTGCGTAATGGCTATTAGTTATCCTTTGAGTTTACCTACAAGTATTGGTATAGCTCAGATAGAATTTAGAGCAGCTAATGCTGTAGCTGTCTCAAGGTCACCCTTTACTTACTCCACTCAAGTTCATGCCTACTCTGGACAGTCTTGGCAAGCTGATGTTACTCTACCTAGTATTCGTAGGGACTTAGCCGAAGAGTGGGTAGCTTGGCTTATTTCCCTTAAGGGGCAACTAGGAACTTTCTACTTAGGTGATCCTAATGCTGTAACACCTAGAGGTTCAGCTAGAGACACGGATACAATCCTAGTAAATGGGGCTACATCATCAGGCAACACACTTGCTATTGATAGTGCACCTGCAAGTCAGACGGGATACCTCAAAGCTGGTGACTACATGCAAGTAGGCACTGGAACAAGTAGGCAACTGTTTAAAGTTTTAGCAGACGTTAATACGAATGGCTCTGGTCAAGCTACAGTTGACATATGGCCCGATGTTAGAACCACTATAGCTAACAACGCTGCTGTTACTGTAGAGAATACTAAAGGCATCTTTAGGTTATCCTCTAACGAACAGGGCTTCAGTATAAACGAGGCTAGTTTCTATGGTATATCCTTTGGAGCTATGGAGTCTATTATATGAGCCGCACAATACCTTCAGCACTTCTTACAGCACTTAGTCAGCCAGAGGTTAAGCCTTACCTTGCTGTAGAATTTGACTTCGATAGTTCCCCTATACGTTTATGGACAGGTTATGGTGACAGAACTATTGGCTCAGACACATATACAGGCGCTGGTAATTTATTATCAGTAGATAACTTTGATGAAGTTAATGACCTATCCGCTAAGTCACTTACTATTAGCCTTACAGGTATCTCATCAAGTATTGTTTCTATAGCTTTATCTGAGCCTTATCAGAGAAGAACTTGCACAGTTTACCTTGGTACAGTTGATACATCTACACCCATAGAAATCTTTAGTGGTTTTATGAATGTGATGACCATTGAGGATAGCGGTGAAACAAGTGACATCTCTGTTGTCGTAGAAAGTAAGTTGATTGAGTTAGAAAAAGCTAGTGATAGACGTTATACTGAAGAGAACCATGCATCTAGACACTCAAGCGATACGTTCTTTTCCTATGTAACTAAACTACAAGATGAGAAGGTTGTATGGGGCAGAGAGAACGCTTAAATAACTTTATAAGTCAGATTAAAGATAAACCATTCTCTTGGGGAGAACACGACTGCTTAACTTTTACTAACTCTGCATTTCGTGAGATGTATGGTGAGGGTTGGGCAGATGACTGGTTAGGTAGGTACAATGAGAAATCTGGCGTTAAAGCTCTACAAGAAGAGTTTGGCTATAAAACCTTTATAGAAGCTGTAGACGATAAACTAACTCGCATAGATTATGTACCACCACTGGGTTCTTTAATAACTACGAAAGAAGCTAAGAGGTGGATCACAGGTTTTGCTATGGGTATATCTAATGGTAAACGTGGTGTATTTCTATCAGAGGGTGGGCTAATACACTTACCTTTTGATGTAGTAAATTATTCTTGGATTAAAGAAACATGAAAAATAACCTACCATACAGTGTACTAAGAGAGTATAACTCTTGGCAGAATGTACCCAGAGCCGCTGCTGTTGGTGCTGCTATTATGGGTAACGTGGGAACTGCTTCCCTCTTTGGATCTACTTTTCTAGGCGGTGCCTTAGCTTTTATTACTCCCCAGTATATTGTGGGATTCCTAGTCACCTCTCTAGTAACCTCATGGGCTATGAAAGCCCTTGCTCCAAAGTCTTCACTAAGAAGTTCTAGCTCCTCTGGTTTACTTGTAAATGCAAGGGAACCTGCTGCTTCTCAAGATTTCGTCTACGGGGAAGTTAGAAAAGGTGGTGTAATAACCTTCTATGAATCTAGTGGGGATGACAATACATACCTACACCAGATAATTGCTTTAGCTGGGCATGAAGTTCACAGTGTAGATGACATCTATATTAATGACCAAGTAGCTACATTCAGTGGCAACTTTGTAACAACTACTGGGTCTGGGGACTCTCAAGTTAATTGGGACAGTAAGATCCGTATTAAGAAATATGATGGGTCACAGACAACAGCAGATAGTGACTTAGTTAGTGAGACTTCAGCTACAAGTACTTTTGTAGGTAAGGGTATAGCTTATTTATACGTCAGGTATGAGTATGACCAAGATGTGTTTGCTAATGGGCTACCTCTTATTACAGCTAAAATACGTGGTAAAAAGGTATATGACCCAAGGACTACATCTACCGCTTACAGTAACAATGCTGCACTTTGCATACGTGACTTCTTAACTAGCAGTTATGGTCTTAGTGACAATAGTATTGATGATGTTGATTTAGCTGCTGCTGCTAACGAGTGTGATGAGAACGTAGCACTAGATGGTGGTGGTACTGAGAAAAGGTATACAGCAAATGGTGTCATTAAGGCAAGCACCCCTACTGGCTCTGTACTAGAGGATCTTGTTACGTCTTGTGCTGGTACGTTGTTCTGGGGTGGGGGTAATTGGAAGTTAAAAGCTGGTGCTTATACATCCCCAGTCAAAACTCTTACCCTTGATGACTTAAGAGGTCCAATAAATCTATCAACTCGTGTTTCCATGAGGGATAACTTTAATACTGTTCGTGGTACATTTAACGATGCAGCCCAAGACTATATTACTGCTGACTATCCAGAGATAAAGAGTACAGCGTTTATAAACCAAGATGATGGAGAAGAGGTTGCATTAGACCTTGAGTTACCCTTTACTACAAGTGCTGCATCGGCTCAAAGGTTAGCCAAACTTACATTATTCCGTGGTCGTGAACAGATGACCCTATCAGCCGATTTTGGCTTAGAGGCTATGGAAGTTGAAGTAGGTGATATTATAGCGTTTACTAATGCTAGGTATGGCTTTAGCGCAAAAGAATTTGAGGTAGTTGGTTGGAAGTTATCTGCTAGTGAAGATGCTGGTGACCTACGAATAAACTTAACCCTGAGAGAAACATCACAAGCTGCATTTGATTGGAACGCTGAAGAGACTGCCATAATAAGTAATGATTCAAACCTTCCAAACATTTCCGCTGGTACTGCAATTACTAGTTTAACTCTGTCGGGAGGCGGTTCTGAGGTTCAAGGTGATGGGACTGTTATAAATAGCTTATTAGCTAGTTGGACCGCTGCTGACAGTTCTTTTGTAAGTTACTATGAGGTGGAGTTAAGGCAGACAAGCAGTGCAAATACCACTACATTCACAACGTCAGAGACATCAATTCTTTTAAACCCTATTGTTGATAATGTTAGCTATACAGTTAGAGTAAGAAGCGTATCAATAACTGGTTTTAGAGGTGCTTACACATCAGCTACTGCAAGTAATGGTGGGGATGTTACGGCACCTAGTCTCCCGACTACAATTACTGCGACAGGTGGCTATGAACTTATTACCATCTCTTGGACAAACCCTGCCAATCGTGATTTAAATTTTGTTGAGATATACGAAAACTCAAGCAACACAACAACTGGTGCAAACCTTGTTGGTACATCTTCTGGCAACTATTTTGTCAGGACAAACTTAGGAATAGATGTTACAAAATACTATTTCTTAAAGGCTGTAGACTTTAGTAACAACAAATCTGGTTTTACTTCTGGTGTATCTGCAACAACTGCCTTCATTGATAATATCGCTTTTGAAAATGGTATAAGGCAACTATTCTTAGATCAAGGGTTAGACATAATTGAGCCTGTTTCGTCTTTACCGGCCGCTGGTGACTTCGCAGGGCAGCAAGTATTCTTAACCAGTAATGGCAAGCTGTATCGTTGGACAGGTAGTGCGTGGGTATTAACGATTGCTGCATCTGATGCTGGTGATTTAACTGGTCAAATAACTGGAACCCAGATTTCTGATGACGCTATTACTGCGCCCAAAATTTTAGCAGGAACGATAACTGGCAACGAGATTTCAGCTAATACGATTACTGGCGGGCTTTTAAGCACCTCTGGGATTATTACATCAACAGCGCAAATTGGTGATGGCTTAATTGAGAACGCCAAAATTGCAAACGGTGCAATATCTAGGCTTAAAGTACAAGACGGAGAAATCATCCGTGCAAAAATAGCAGACGCAGCTATTGATGATGCCAAAATAGCTAATCTTAATGCAAATAAGATTACTGCTGGAACAATTAGCGCTGCTAGATTTATTGGGGCAGGTATTTCTCAAGTAGCTAGATCAGGTGGTAGCTCGTTGACTATTGGGACAGGCGCTACATTCACCGCAACTCTAACTGGCTGCACATCAGGTTCTATCATTTACGCCATAGCATCAGGTTCTATGCGAAGTGGGTTAAATAGTAGTCTTGGAAAGCTAACTCTAGCCGTAACAGGTGGAACATCAATGGTATCATTTACTAACTCCATGAGTACTGCTGCATGGGGGTCGACGTCAGCGGTTGTTGCTGTACCAAGTAACTCTAGCTCAACCGTGACAGCATCAGCAACTTTTGAGCGTTCTTCTATTACTGATAACCCTAACTACACGCTAAACTATGGTATTATTTTAGTGGAGGTCTTGCAGTGAATTACATTCTGTACAATGCAAGCGAAATTGTTGGCCGCATATCTTGTTCTGAGCACGACATTGAGCAAAATCGTAATGGTAACAACTATACTATTGATAGTTTTGAAGGGTACGAGATAGCTGAATTAAAAGTTGTTAATGGTTTAATACAACTGAAAAGTTCGTCTGAGATTTCCACTCAGAAAGATGCTGATAATTTAGAGTTGATTAGGTCAAAGCGAAATAGCCTTTTATCTGAAAGCGACTGGACGCAAGTGCCAGACAATCCACTTACAGATGCACAACGTCAGGATTGGGCTGCTTATAGACAAGACCTCAGAGATATAACCAAAACTTATACAGACCCTCTTACCATTGTGTGGCCTGATAAACCAGAATAAAGGAAAATAAAGTGGCATACAAACTAGGAACACGTAGCTTACAGAACTTGTCAGGAGTACACCCTGATATGCAAGCTGTAGTTAAGAAAGCAATAGAGATCACTGAAGTAGACTTCACAGTCATCGAAGGTATACGTCATATTGATCGTCAGAGACAGTTACTCAAAGAGGGTAAGTCAACTACCCTTAACTCAAGACACATCACAGGCCATGCTGTAGACATGGTTCCTTGGCCTGTAGATTGGGAAGACTTAGATAGGTTTGAAACTATGGCTGAAGCCATGAAGGATGCAGCAGAAGAGCTTGACATTTCCATCGTATGGGGTG